CGTCTGAGTCTTCCCCAATACGGAGTTTTTCTTTAGAAATAAAGTTTAGGTAGTTCTTGTTGTATTTAGCCGCTACCTTCCAGTCATACTCAAAGTGTTGCTGGCGCTTTGATTTACCACCTACAGACCTACGTTTGTTGTACTGAATCATTTTGTAGAAATAAGATTTGTACCGAGTAGCGGTACCAGTAAGGCAGATAGAACCGTTGTTGAACGCCAGCATGGGCTTGATTGACTTAGCAATCATGGTCTCATCGGCTTCCTGAGCCTCGTCAATAAGGACGAAGTGGTAAGTCTTAGACTCAATCTTTGCCTTAGGGTTACATGTCTGCATACGGCAGAGTGAACCAGCGTTCTTTAAACTAATTAGTTTACCTTTACCACGAGAACCACCAGAGGCTGCTTTGTCATCAATCTCAGGGTCAAGTAAGAACTGAAGTGCATGTTCACTTGTCAGTTTTGAAACGATACGACCAAAGACGGTATCGGCTTGGTCTTCAGTTGGCGCAAACACCCCAACCCAGAACCCTTTGTCAAACTTAGATAGCCATGTTGGATAGACCTTAGACAACTTAGGAAGGATAACCATAAGGGACGCACAGACATTAGAAAGAACTTCTGATTTACCTGACTGACGGGTTGCAACCACAGTTATTTCTTCACCATCACCAATAACAATGGATTCAATCAAACGGTAGGCAATGGGCACTTGATACGGGAAAAACTCAACGTCACAGAATTCCTCTGTAAAAACAATTAACCTTTTAACTAGGTTGTCAAGAAACTCGGCGGAGGTTTCATCAAGGTCGTCCGCTTGCTCGTATTCTTCAATTTCTGATTCATCAAGTACTGTCACGTATTAAAGCATACACGAAGGGCGAAGTCGGGGGCCCCACACAGGAGGGAAGAAAGTGGGACCCCCTAGAAGACTCGGTGGAAAGGGAACACCGAAATCTTCGTTCTTGTCATATTAGCATTTAGGTAGACCTATTTGTCAATGCTTCTATTAGAAATTTCTTCCCAAAGGTCATTCAAGACATCTAGTGCCTCGTTTACCTGCTCAGGAGATTTGTCTTTGTAACGCCAACCGTCATAAGCCATGCCCACGCTCATCAATGTGGTGTCCATCCATGACAGAAGTGATGGGGTGTCTAACTTCTTAATGCGGGGGTGAAGTTCTTTAGTGGGGGCACTGCGCTTCCAAATCATTACCATGCTCCGATTTCTGTAGGGGCTGTGTCCATCAACCTACCACCAACAACAGACAGTTCACCATCTAAAGAGTTTATGTAATGCTGTTTATGGCAGATACCAATTTGAAAAGTGCGCTTCCACAAGTTTAAATGAAGACCTGTACCTACACGCCATGGTTCATCAATCTGCCTCATAAAACCAATACTTGCAATGCGTGTGCCTTTAGGGACATAGTCACGAGTAATCCAGTAAACAGGACCAACAACTTGCAGAGTATTGAGTGTGTCTTTTAAGACAATGCGCCCAAATGTATTAGCGGTAATGACACAAAGCCAAATACCTTGAGAACCCCAAAGAATGAATGCTACGGGTGATAGTAGGAATGATGCAACAAAAAGGCTCAGTGAGCCATAACCAATTAACTTTTTCATATTATTTACAAATCAGAACAAAATCTTCCATACTCTTCACTGCTAGGTGAAACTCTTGAATAGCCATAAGACTCTAGAGGGTTGTTAATAAAACGCCCTTTTGAGTTTGCACCACGAAAAGATTCGTAGATAGCAACAGGTACATTAGTATACTTATAGGTTGCATCGCCACCCTGTTGTTTAGAAGGGCGAGCAAACTTTACATAGACAGTACCAGAATTGATTACTTTACGACCCAACAATTGGTCAGTACTCCTAGAACCTGGTACAAACTTATGGGCAACTACACGAGTACTCTTGCTTGGACCACGACCATAGTTTTCAGGTTTGTTTGCAAGAGGTGTTACTTGGTAAGCACCAAATGTACGAGATTCTATTTGTTGTTCGTACTGTTGTTGTTCTTCTTCAGATATCTCTTCGCCACGGGCTTCACGCAAACGGCGTTGTTTAAGAAGTTCACCAACTTCACGTTGACGTTTATTTTCTTCTCGTTGAGCGGCATAGTATCCGCCAAAGTTATCTGCCATACGGCTATTTTACCTTACTCAGGCTTAGGGAGTGCCCGCCACGCTGCTTCAAATTTTGCAGCATCTTTTGCCATTTCAGGAGATAATTCTAAATGCAACCACTTGCCCCCGAATGAACCAGCATTATCGTCAACGGTAAATAATTTTATGCCTTTAGAATTTTCGCCTCTTGAGCAACGGAAGCCTCTTCCATAGCCAGGTTTCCCATCTTTGACATCTTTGTCAAAGGCGTAGTCATGGATTTCTTCAATACCAAGTTCTAAAGTATATTTAATAAACCAGTCCCACATGGCAACGCCAACCTTGCGGTCGTCATACCCGATGTCTACAGCGGCTCCAGTAGCATGAACACTTAAATACTTTTCCATGCCAGGGTCACCAATTTTCTTACCCTCGGTCTTAGAATTTCTCATCAATCGGGGGGAATAAATCCCCAAATTCTTGGTTTTCCACCTAGCCGCACAAAGCGCAGCCAATTTTTCTGTACCAGGCTGTGCCTTTTTTCCGTCAAAACTGGGGTAATAAGAGTATTTTCTTGTCATAGTTATAGTTTACCTTATATGTCTGTGCGTAACCAAAACACATTGGTTAAGTTAGTGTCATCTGACGTAACTACTATTTGGTCTCCAGCGGTAGGAACACTCCAAACACCACTATGTGCTTTTCGGGCAATATAAGAGATTGTTACTTCAGAGTCAGCGCCCAGCAATGCTGGAATCTTCACACGAATCTCTCCAGTTGTTGAACTGGAGTAAGTAACTAGTGCTCTATAAATTGGGTGTGAACTGTGCATTTACTCTTCTGTATCGGGCATTGCACCCATAGGGACTGCTTGCAGTTTCTGTAATGCTGCCTTGTAAGCAATGTTTTCAAGGGTAAGGCGCTTTACTTCTTCAAGTAGACCGTTGATAAGGTCATCAGTTTGTAGTTCCATTTAGGGTTCCTTCTTTAAGTTCATAGAATCCTTTGCCCCAAAGGGACAAAAGACGGTTGAAGTATCTATCATACAGCAAAGCATTGACATCTAGCCCAAAGCGGTTAACTGCATACTCTCTAATGGCTTTGCGGTCAAGGCTTGGAGCCTTTTCAGCAGCCTCAATAAATTCTTGTAATGTCCGACAACGAAAACCAGTGACCCCTTGAACTACATTTTCAGGAAAAGCGCCCCAGTCTGTGGTTATTACAGGGGTACCACATGCCATTGCTTCAGCCATAACTAATCCAAATGGTTCTGTGTAAATAGTAGGTACAAAAGAGGCTATTGCGCCACCCATTAGTTTGGCTCGTTCTTCTGTACCTACAACGCCCACGTACTCACCATAATCAGGTATTGTGCCGTGCCCAGCCACTATCAAACGTTTTCCTAGGTGTCTACAGACATCTACCGCTACTTGGTAGCCTTTACGGTCAATTAACCGTCCCATGAAAAAGTAGTAGTCATCAGGAGTTTCTCTAAAGGGGAAATCTTTAATGTCCACGTGACCTGGGATTACATCATCAAAGAATTGACCATCTACATCGTTAGGGTTAGTTACTGCTGCTCCGTAACAAACATGCATCCAAGCGTAGGATTCAAACACTTTGTATTTGGCAAAGGTTCCACCATAACCAACTTCAAACTCTACGGTCATATGATTAGGAAAGGCATCAGCAATTACTTTGTGTGCTCGTCCACCAATTACACAAATAAAGTCTTTAGGTTGTATTCGCTTAGTCATTTCTTCAATGGCTGTGTTGTTGAACTTCACCCAATGAGGCAGAGCGTAATCAAAAGACGCAAGGGAGTAGTGCTTGCCCTCTAGGGAGTCAAGGCGCTCCTGCTCGGAAATGCACATGATGTTCTCGTCACAAGGCGCATCGGTGAATTCCCCACCGTAAAGAAAAACCTCATGGTTGAGGGATTTCATCATGATTGCAAATTTACGAACATTCTCAGTAAAAGCGCAAGCCGTGAAATCTAAGGTCGTATTAGCGTGGGGTAACCCAACTACATGAAATCTCATGTTGGAATACTATCAGGGTTGTTGGTTGGTTTCCAGTTGAACAATACGGGCTTCTAGTTCTTGTACCGATTTAACAAGCATTGCAATAACGGCATTTGGTTTCCACATACTTGGTATTAATTCGCCGTTCGGGTTGTCTATTACCTGCCCGTTTGCGTCAGTAGTTTTGGTTTTTTCATAAAACACAAGTTCTGCTGATGTTTCAAATACTTCTTCAGCAATAAACCCAATGTCTCGGAAAGAACTATTTATTTGTTTTTCAAAATCATCATCTGATTCTCTTTCGTTCCATTTAAAATACCTTGGACGCAGGCTAGAGATAGCAGACAAACCGTCTTGCACATCTTCAATACTGTTTTTGTATTCTCGTTTAGATGCTGTTTGACGCAATGCGCCATTGTTGACACGAACAAACGGAGTACCGTTTCCGTAGTCAGAAGTGTAACTACCAATAGTTGGAACCTCTATGTTTGCAAAAGTAACACCGTTATATGTGTTGAGGTCTTGGTTTGCCCCAGGACCAGCAGGTCCTTGAGCACCTTGAGCACCTTGAGCACCAGTGCTTCCTGCTGCACCTTGTGGACCTGATGGACCTGAAGGACCCACGCCACCTGTTGCACCTGTCGGACCCACGCCACCAGCAGGACCTGAAGGACCCACGCCACCTGTTGCACCTGTCGGACCCACGCCACCTGTTGCACCTGTCGGACCTGAAGGACCTGCTACACCTTGTGCACCTGGAACACCACTTACACCTTGTGCACCTGGAACACCACTTACACCTTGTGGTCCTTGTGGACCAGAAACAGTAGAAGGGGTTCCACTCGCACCTTGTGCACCTGTAACCCCTGCTGGACCTGTTGGTCCTGTTGCCCCTGTAACACCTAGGGAGTTGACATTAAGCGCCCATTTACCATCTGTAAATGTCCAAGTTTTGCCACTTACTGTGTAGTTATCACCAGGTGCGGGGGAGTTTGGGAAATCAATAGCCATAAGTAACCAGTTTACCGTATAGGGATATAGTCGGTCAGAACCACCAGAAGTGCTTAATGATTGAAAGGCTAGCCAAAATCATCCAAGCCACATTGAAGAGAATGATTGTAGGAAGAGTCTTTTCGGTAGATGACCAAATCAGGGCAATGCTTGAAGCAATAGCAAAGATGTAAACCCACCACCACTGGTATCCAAAAAGTAAACCAGGGAAGATAATGGCGATTTTGGTAGCAAATCCCCAAGCCTCTACGATATTCGGCTTAGTCCAATACCCCTTGTGAGATATTGTCTTTGTCGCTTGAATTACCTTTTGTAACATTTGTTATTTTTCTTTTTTGGCTAGTTCAATATCAACTTTGTGCTTATGTCGTCTGTATGGTCCTGCTGTACCTATTGAAGGCATGATATAGCCCGACCCAAAGCCACTGTTTGCAACATACTTAAAATAAGATTCGTCTTCAAACTCAATGGATGAAAGATTAGTGCTTCGTTTAAATGGGATTACCTGCATCATAGGAGTTCCATAGGGAATCATAAAGTCTGTATTTGCTTTTATGTTTAAAACGATATTACTTACATGATAAAAATCTGTATGAACTATTGCTGGCAAAACATCATAGTTCTCGTTTGGTTCCCAAGACAATGGGAGTATCAATGATGACCATCCTGGAGCAGTTTCAAAACGCCACGGACTTACAATTTTTGGGTATTGCATATTCTCTAGTTTGCGAACACCAATAACAGGACATCCTGGGGTATCCTGAACAGAAAAACCTTGAATAGAAATGTTATCAAGCGGTGGACTCATATTTTCAATACGAGATTCCCAAAAACCACCTTCTGGGTTTGGTTTAAAATACAAGTTGCTCCAAAGAGGGACGGTCATACCTGTTGACAGGTAATCATTAACGCCTGCACACTTCTTCAAACCTGCACCACTAGCCATGGTTTTATACCACTTTGGCATGGACAACTGAGTATTTAAATACGGAGGCATTTCCATTAAGCGGTTATCTTCTGGTGTAACCCTAATGTGCCCTGGCTTTACTGCCTTTTTCTTTTTCATTGCTTGTATTCCTCATCTAAATGATTGATTTCTAATAAACCAAGTTTGTGGTCTATTAATTCATGGTTATGTCTACCATTTCTAATGGTATCCATTTCCATGTTTACTTTTTGACGCAAATTGAGCCTATCAAGAGCAAGCAAAGATGGCTCTTTTGGTAATAACCCCTGTCCTTGCATGACATGGACTAAGTGGGGTACATGAAACATCACATTTGGTTCTTGGTATGGGTCATACCTAGATGGTGCTTTTTCTGACCATAAATCAATTAATTCTTGAAGTTCGGAGTTGAGAGGCATGGCGGCTTGGTCAACCCAGAATTGAGTATCCCGTCTGTCAGACACGTAATGCAACCTAATCATTGTAAGAATATTAGTCATAGTTTCTGTAATGCTTTTGTTGTATGCAAGTTGCATTTTTGATGATTTTTTAGTGTAGGAAGCAACATTTTGAATAAGCATTTTAAGTTGAACTAGGGTGCTCCCAATACTGGTTGCTTCTAGGGGTTCAACAAACGAAGAAGCAAGTCCTACAGAAACACAGTTCTTAACCCACTGTTTTTTTAAGAATCCAGCATCATATTTAAAAGTTTTAGGATTTTCTGGCACTTTATAGCCAGTCATTGTTTCTACTTCTTCAATAGCCTTATCAACGGTTGTGTGGGCAGAAGAAAAAATGTAACCATTACCACGGCGTTCCTGTGTTGGTATTTCAAACACCCAACCAGAAGAGGCTGCCCTAGCACGAGTATATGGACGTATTTGCCCATTAGGGTCAGACTCTGTTGGAAAAGCAATTGCAGAGTCACACAGAAGGTAAGGGGAGAAAGACTCCCATTCGGTGTTTCCCAGTTTTGTCATAAGGACTCTAGAAAAACCACTGGCATCTAACCAGAAGTCAGCAGACACAGTACCTTGGTGGGTTGTAGTTATTGAAGATATTTCACCAGTTTCAGAGTCAAGTTCTATAGAATCAACTTCAGCATCAATAAACTTAATTCTTCGTGAAAAACAAAGACCAGTCAAATAGTCATTAAGTTTGTTTGTATCAAAATGAAACTGATTAGTTGTCATGTGAATGTTGCGTCTACCAATTTTGTTTTGGACAAGACCAACACTTGAAGTCTGCGAGGTAATAAGTTTTCCTGCATCAATGAAACCAGCATAGGTAGCAAATAACCCGTGGGCATAGATTTCATCCACCCCGCCAATGCTATGGAAATAGTCAGGGGTATGAGTAGTCCAATTTTCAAAGCGAAGACCATATTTATGGGTTGCGCTGGTGTTTTCAATAAGTTCACCAGTTGGGATATTACATTCCCTCATAAACTCACGCCAATGTTCCGTAGAACCTTCTCCAACACCAATTATCCCTATTTTAGAAGATGAAATTACTGTAATGTCTGAGGTTTCAAAGGCTCTTCTTAGTGTCAACGCAGAAACTAATCCAGCGGTTCCAGAACCGACAATACAAAACGACAGATTGTTATCCATTTTTTTCCTATGAGTATGCTATATAAGACTTAACATGATTAGTATCAGTAATCCATTGACTTAGTGTTAAGTCAGTGAAGGGCGCTATTTGCGCCAGTATCTCTAGAGGAGATGATGTTAAGTCTATATCATTTTTTATGCAAATTTCATACACCTTAGATTCAATGTACTGTCGTTCCGAAGAGAGTACTTCTTCTGGTACTACGGGTGGAGAAGGGTGATTGTGCACCAAAGCATTTAATGTGCGATAACGATGTGTTTCTTTAATCCAATTAAGAAATAAAGGTCCAACACTAGTTTGTTCAGTAAATCCATGACGGGCATTTTCTTGGTTTTGGAGGTAACGATACACAGGCATATCATCTTGATATTCGGATATCTCATTTAATACATTTTCTGGTATCTGGAGAGTATTGATGTAATTTTTGCATGAAAGAGAAATTTCATCAGAACTATTGAAGGGTTCGTCAGCCAAAGATGCCCACTCAATAATAAGTTTCATTACTCCTGTTAGTGTTTTAGCAACACTTGAGACACCAGGCCAATCTCTAAAGGAATATCCAAGCCTAGGTACTACTCCATAAAGAACATGTGCTGTACCATTAACACTGAGCATTGTTGTAACAGTGTGTATATGTTGAAACAGTGTGATGTCTGTAACAGCAGGACGCACTCCATCTTCTAGGTGAAATCGGGTAGGGCCATATTTGCCAGTATCACAACGGTCATTGAATTTAACGGCGGGATGAGCATTGGTTGTAGTTACTACTTTAGAACCCATTACAACATACATGTCGTCTTCTTTAATTTCGTTTTTGGAAAGATGACCTAATATGTCGTCATAGCAAAAAGCATCAATTATTTGTTCTTCACCAGCACGGGTAAGTATGTAGTTAAAATCACCTGAATAAGGGTCTAGTTCTTTAAACGCAATAATTGTTTTATTTGCCGAAGTAAATGTGTCATATTTGGTGTACTCAACATTGCCATTTGGTGTTGCTGTATACAATTTAAAATCGTTTGTGCCATCAATACTGTAATAGCACTTGTAGTTTGCTATATCTATTAGCGAAATATCGCTCATTTTTTACCTTTTAAGATAGTTCAGCAATTTTTGCTTCTGCACGGGCAATATTGGTCAACAATGTTGTTGCACGTGCCTCGTTACCTGTTGGTGGGTCAGTAGGAACCCATGTTGCAGGGTCAAACTCGTCAGGGTCAATACCAAGTCCTACAAGAATCCCAAAAACTTCATTTAGCATGTGCTTTTTAGACTCATTAATTGAGGCAATCTTTTGCTCAGTGGTTAAGTTAAATTCCATTATGTCTCCAATGGGTTAGGCGTTAAGAAGGATATATGTAGTTCCAGAAGAAGCCGAATAAACATCAGATGCTGCTGTAGTACCAGAGCGTACATCATAGGACAATCCTGATGGTGTGTTTTCTGTCAATATAAGGATAGCACCACCACCGCCAGCACCGCCTCTTACGCCGCTTGCTCCTAGTGTGCCTGCGCCTCCAGCGCCACCAGCGCCTCCTGCGCCTCCTGCGCCTCCTGCGCCTCCAGCGCCTCCAGCGCCACCTGCTCCGCCAGCGCCACCTGAGCCTCCTGCTCCGCCAGCGCCACCTGCTCCTCCAGCGCCTCCTGCTCCTCCAACATAGTGTTGTGTTGCACCAGGCACATGGTGTGCATGGCTTGATGCGTGGTGGTGTGGGTTTGTGTGGTGGTGTGGGTTTGTGTGGTGGTGTGGGTTTGTGTGGCCCGATGCATGCCCATCAGCAGTATGGTGGTGACCCACATGGTGGTGCCCACCATTAACTGTGTGCCCACCATAGTAACCATTTTTAGGGTCATGCGAGTCGCAGCAGTGATGGTGTGGGTTTACTGTATGTGTATGGTTCACATGGTGGTGTGTTGTATGGTGCTGGTGGTGGTGCCCACCGTTAACATGGTGGTGTCCACCGTTAACATGGTGGTGTCCACCATCAACATGGTGGTGTGTTTGTTGAGCCGAGTGTGGTGTATGTGTGAAGTCGGGTGCTTTAGTTCCTGCGGCTCCTGTTGTGCCACTAGCACCAGCAGCACCTTGTGCGCCAGTAGTTCCAGTAGCGCCTGTAGAACCTTGTGCACCTGTAACACCAGTAGCGCCTGTAACACCACTTACACCTTGTGCGCCACTTGCACCCACAACTGCGGAACTACCAAGAGCGCCAATCATGGCAAGAGACATCACTGTCCCAGTTCCTGTAATGTACTTGGCAATAATTGCAACTACTGGTCCACCAGAACCACCTATTCCACCAGCACCGCCTGGACCTGCAACTCCAGTTGCACCTGTTGCTCCTGAAGCACCAGACGCACCGCTTGCTCCAGATGCTCCTACACCACCCTGTGCGCCACTTGCGCCTCGTGCGCCCGATGCACCTTGTGCTCCGCTTGCTCCTTGTGCTCCAGATGCGCCTCTACCACCAGCAGCACCTACTGTTCCACTATTAGAAGGATGTCCGCCAGCAACTCCTGTAGCGCCTGCAAAACCTGTGGCACCAGCAAGCCCTGTGGCACCAAGAACACCTGTAGCACCAGCAAGCCCTGTAGCACCAGCAAGCCCTGTGGCTCCTACAAGACCCGTTGCACCAGCAGCACCAGTTGCTCCTCCAACTCCTGTGGCACCTGTAGCACCTGTAGTTCCTTTAGAACCGCCTGCTAACGCAAGTGGTGTAGATGCGTAGAGAGCATCAATAACTGTGCCACCAAGCATTGAAGAAACATTTTTAAGAAGATATGTAGGAAGTGTGGTGATATTTGGGTCAGTGTTTCCACCACCCTGCCCGCCTAGTCGGTAGGTAATAGCACCAGAAGTATGTCCAGACAATGTTCCAGAAGACACAGCAGAGGCTGAACTAGCAATTGTTCCATTACTAGAACCAGCAGTGTTACCAGTGACATCACCAATACCAACAACACCATTGATAGTTGCAGTACCTTTAACAAATACTTTAAATCCTGCGGTAAGAAGGATGTGCCCCAAAGGAACAGTCAAGTTGTTGTAATACATATCCCTAGTAAGGGTTACGGTTCCACTGATGGTTACATCGCCATCTGCGCCATTTCCATAAACAGAGTCATTTCCTGAACGAACATTAATGTTCTCAATTCTTGAAATTGCCATAGTTAAACCTGCTGAATATAGTTTACAGTTCCAGCGTTTGCACCAGTTACGTCTGTTGAGACAGTAGCAGGAAGTGCACTTGCGGAAGAAACAACAAGAATGACTCCACCGCCAGCAGGTGCTGTTGCTGGCGCTTGAATGTAACCAGTTCCAGATGATGGACCACTGATGTAACGAGCAGCAAGGATAACAATTCCCCCACCAGGCTGTCCAGTGCCACCAGCACCACCACGAAGCCATGTAGGGCCTCCTGATGCTGTTATAGAGTATCCTGTGATGGCTTGCAGGGGCTGTTTAAAGTAATTAGCGCCACCTAAAGCCGCAGTAGGGGCAGTGGCTGTATAAGTTGCAGTTGCATTGCCACCGAGACTGTGTGTGACTGATGTAGTGGCTGCTCCACCTTGATATATAGAGCCAGCAGTTGCGTAACCAGTGGTATACCCAACAATAGAACTTGTACCAAAACGCAAAGTTCCTTTAACAAAGATTCTGTAACCGTTAGGAGACAGACGAACGCTGTTACCTAATGTCAAATCATTGAAGTACAAATCTGTAGTCATTGAATAAACGCTTGATGATGGAACCATGCTTAAAACAGTCGTGGTTCCGTCTAGGGTTGCATCACCATCAGCACCAGTCCCATAGACGGTGTCAGCACCTTGGTTGTAATAATCCAACCATACTGAACCATCCCATTGCCAACTTTTAGGACCAACAGTAAAAATTTGATATTGATATGGAGAAGCAGGAAAAGTAATCGCTGGCATTAGGTTGCATCCAATACAGTTTTCCAAGAAGTTCCGTTATAGATTTTAAGAAGGTTAGTATTTGTTTCAAATACCATTTGACCAGCCCAAGGTGCTACTGGAAGATTAGTAGAAGTAGTTGGCAATGGAGACATAATGCCACCACCAACTTGAACCCATGCTGAACCATAGTAAATGTATGTAATACCAGTACTTGAGTCGTACCAAAGAGCATTTGCGGCTGGGCTTGTTGGGGCGGTTGCTTGAACAGTGAACGACCCTGGACCTGTAGCGCCAATAACACCTGATATACCTTGAGGTCCAGTTGGACCTGTAGGTCCCGTAGGTCCTGTGACACCTGTAGGTCCTGTGACACCTGTAGGTCCCGTAGGTCCTTCAACAGATGAAGGGGTTCCAGATACGCCCGAAACACCAGAAATTCCCTGTACTCCAGTGGGTCCTGTAGGACCAACGGGGCCAGTAGGACCTGTGGCACCAGTTACACCTTGAGGACCAGAACTATAAGCAAGAGAAGTCCAAGCAGTGGAGCCAGTACCTACTTTGAACTTACCTGTATCAGTTTCTGAACCAAGTTCTCCTACAGCAAGAGTGGGGTTTGCAGCCGTCCACTCTGCGGCAGTACCTCGTCTGAGTTGGATTTGAATAGCCATTAAACACCACCTGCATCAAATGTAATAATACCGCCGTAGTTAGTTGAAGGTAGTCCACCATCAACGTTTACAACAGAGAATCCTGAAGGACCTGTAGCGCCTGTGGGTCCTGAAGGACCTGAAGGACCAGATGGCCCTGTGGGTCCTGTGGGTCCAATTTGTCCTAAAGGTTGTGCGCCAATTTCAACCCATGAAGAATCATAATACACAAAAGTTTTACCAGTGTCAGACTCAAACCATAAGTCACCAATAGCAGGACCTACTGGAGCGGTATCAGCAACACTTACTGTTGCACCAGCCTCTAACGTAATCGTTGTTGGGACAAATTTTGAACCATTGAAAACAAGTGCTTGTGAACCAGTTGCTCCCGCAGGGTCAATTTCAACACCTTTGATAAATAATGATTTGAGAAAGTTAGCCATAATAGTCCTCTACTAAGGTAGCACAGGGCTACCCTAAGCCAAGATTACTACTCGGTATTGGTTAGCAGTTGGTGCTGCCGCAAAGTTTAAAGTAGTCGTAGGTACAGCGGAACCATCATTTACGTTGGTAATGTCAGCGTAAACAACTTCTCCAGAAGATACTTCATAAACATTGACTATTACATCGTTTGTTCCTAAACCATGTGCAATGGCGTATGACGTAGCCGATGTAGAAAGGGTTTCAACATGCTTCTTCTTTGTCCATACAGGCGCAGATGCGCCTGCAACAAGGACATGTCCTGAAGTACCAAGACCAAGAGTGCTTGTAGTAGCAGAGCCTGTTTGGTAAACAATTGAACCAGCGGCACCACCAGTAACGTTGGTGGCAGTTGTAGCGGTTGAAGCGTTACCTGTATACTGTGTTGCTGAGAGTACTTGTGTACCAGCAATCTTGATTACTTTAGTTGATGCAAGGTCAATATGCTCAGAAGATGTCCATGCCGCTGTACTGGATACCCAGTTCCAGGTTTTATCGGTAGCACCTTTAAGGGTAATACCACCACCATTGGCTGTGGAATCAGTAGGGGAAGCAACATCACCTAAAACAAAAGTAATGTCATCAACGGTAACTACTGTTGAATTAATAGTAGTTGTGGTACCTTCAACGGTCAGGTTACCTGCAATAGTAACTGTTCCAGAGGAATGACCAATGTTGAGGGAGGTAGCCGCACCAGCAAAGTTAACCGTGGTGGCATTTGCGTTAATAAGGTCAAATGAGGAACTTGCTGTGGTTAAGGAAGTTGTAATTGCAGGACTTGTACCAAATACAAGGAGACCAGAGCCAGTTTCATCAGAGATGACTCCAGCCAATTCAGCAGATGTAGTAGCCGCAAAAACGCTTAACTTGTCAGTTGTCTTAGCAACGCTAGTGATAGCACCAGAGGCACCATTGACTGTTGTAACGCCCGTAGAGGATGTTAGATAAGTTGTGGTGTCTAGTTCCCACGTGTTAGCAGCAGTTTTTTTAAGGAAACCAGAAGTTCCTGTAAGGGCAGCAATGGCTGTAAGGTCACCATCAGCAGGTTGCCAAGTACCAGCAGCACCCGATGAAAGTTCTACCCATGCACCACCTGTGTAGTATTTAAGCCTATTTGAGGTAGTATCAAAATAAACACCACCAGCCTTAGCACTTACTCCCGCAGGACCTGATGCAAGATTTTGAACAACCGCATTGCGGAGTTCATTACCATTTAGGTCAACATTATTTAGAAACTTTGACATTTAAATCCTTAGGAAAAGTAGGCTTTTCCACCAAAAGCAGCGGAAAATGTAATAGAAACTTGGTTCTCTGTTATATATGATACATCACCTATGACTGTGGTCCCACCACTATCAACCACAGTTACAGACGGGAAAAAACCCAAATTGTGAGAAACAGTCCACGTAGATGCTGAAACACTTTGATTATGCGCATATGAAGCACCTGCTGGTAAAACAAAATCAAGAGTTTGAGAAGGTGCAGTTCCTGTAATGGTGACAGCCGCTGTTACTCCAGCAGTTACTGTACCTACAGAAAGAACGTTAGGAGGTCCAGCAACACCTGGGGCACTAACTTCAATTACAGAATTTCGTGCTGGTGCAGAAACAACTACCGTTTTACGGTCTGCTCTTGTAACTTCTACGGTACTCATACAGGTGGTGCTGAAACCGCTGCTTCAACTACTAGGGTTCCTGATGATAGACAATCCCAATCACCTGCGGAATCTTGTACAAAAAGGTCAAATTGGTATGAACCAGCAGGAACATCATTGGTATTAGAGATGTGCATTGCTAGGGTTGCACCAGTTGCTGGAGCCAAATAACCACGTTTACTTGCTGGAGTCAGTGCAATAACAGTGTTTTCGGCAGGTGTGGTGGAATACCAACGCAAGTCTACAACAGTGGTGCCAGTAGCAGTCTTAGCCTGCATGAAAGCGCTTTGGATGGTCAGAACATCCCCATCTGCGTCTTTCCATGTAAAGGTACGGCGATAGTCCGTGTATTGCTTGTAACGGATTTCCATAGCCTGTGTATCCTCCATAGGGGTGATGTTGTCAAGTGCGCTTACAGTAATTGTACCTTTTGATACAGGACGCTGAATTCCAGCAATAGTAGCCAAAACATCATACTTTAGTTCACCTAACGGAAGGTCTTGTGTTTCTTCTGCTGTGAAAGATAATTTAATAGCATTCTCACTAGTTACCTCGGTTGTAATTTCTACTTTAGATAAATCACCAGTTTTTGCAAAAGACGATGATTCTGTAGGTTTTACAACTCTATGTGTTTTACGGTCTTTAACAAGAATAAGGCGTTCCCAAGGAAGACCTCTGGTTAAACTGTAATTAACTGATTGGACTGTTTGTGCCATATAACTATTCTACTTCAGGTCACTCGTCCTTGAGAAACGCTGCAATCAAATGAACACCCAAAGCAACACCACTAATCCAAAGGCCATAGGTGCGCACTTGCCCAGACAGGGTAATAAGCACTAGCCCTGTGCCAGCGATAGTAAAGGCCAAGCCTTGCAATTCTTCAAAAAATCTATTCATTATTTCTTTCCACGGGATTTATTGTCGGAGGACTGAGAACCACTTGAAGACGAAGAAACTGAAACTGTTGGTGCTACAAATAATACCCCAGTTGCAGCAATTAATACTTTTCTTTGACCCACGTTAATCACCGAGCCAATCGGCACGTACTTATTGAACTTGCCACCAAACACGTTAATCTGCTCTTCAAATTCAGCCCTGACTTCCTCTGTGGCACCTTGAACAGCCTCAACCAATTGGTCTGCTTGCGCATCAGACAAGTCAGAGACTTCAACTGCATCAAAGATTTCTGCGGCTTGTTCAGAAGTAACCGATTGTAGAACTTCTGGATTAGTTGCAAGAGCGGTTGCTTCATCAGGACTGACACCTTCTTCAATAATATTATCCACAGCCGTTGCAATCTCGGATTGAGGCAACATACTGATAGCGCCAAGTAGCGCTGTTACTTCTGGGTCAACTTGTACAAGTTCTTGTACAGGTTCAGTTGTAGTAGTCGTAAGAGGCACTGTAGAGGTCGTAGAGGTGCTTGTAGTGGTTGTGGTGGGCACAGGAGCCATTGTGGTGCTAGTGGTGGTTGTAGAGGTACTTGTGGTATTCGTCACAGGTGATAAGGTGGTAGTAGTTTCAGGAACCGTTGTGGAGGTCGTGGATGTTGTACTTGTCGGTAATACTGTTGTTGTCGGTGGCTCTGTTGTCGTTGTTGTTGTCAAAACGGTGGTGGTAGTAGATGACGTGGTTGTGGTTGGTGCCAGTGTCGTTGTGGTTGTGGATGTTGTGGATGTCGTGGTAGAAGTCGTAGACGTAGTGGTAGAAGTCGTAGACGTAGTGGAAGTTGTTGTGGTGGGTTCTACTGTTGTAGAGGTTGTAGAAGTGGTCTGAGTAGACCCAACACCATTGAAACCCAGTTCATACCGTAAGTTCCACCCTCCATTGGTATGCCAAGCATCAGGGTTGCCACAACAGATACCAGCCCTGAGTCGGTAGCGACCAGCAGGCACCTCCATGGAGATGTACGACTGCAAGCCAATGGAGTCATCAATGCTATAAAGCAAAGTGCCTGCTTCGTTGTATAACCACAGCATTGGGTCTGAGTTGTACCCAGTAATCATGTAAGTTTGGGCAATAAACTGTGTTGTCTCACTGTAATCAAACCAAACGTCTGTTGGTTCTGTGATTATTAAGTTTTCGGCTTTAGCGGGAGATGACGGATAAAGCCCCAAGAATGTGAGCATTACCCACAAAAAACAACTTGTAACCCGCACACGGGTCTTGTTCATTAATACAGTTTACCAGAGACACGAAGACGGACTGCTCGCAAGCAATCCGCCTCGGTGGGTAAGAACCTCATTAATAATTATACACACATGTGAATAAACATGTGGATAACTAGTTAGCCACCATATTCCATACGGTCTTCTAAGTTGGTAGCAACTATTCTTTGTTGTTTTTGGCTGCGTTTGGTTTTATTAAAACTCTGCCCACGCCTAAAGAATACTTCATCTTCAACACCTGACCCTCCATGGAGGATGTCTTGATGTGGCACTAAATAAATGTGCAAACGCCCTCTGTTAATAGAAGGGTCCTTGCTTCTCCACCCTGATTTAACTTCTTCAGGCCACTTTGGGTCAACTGAGCCACTTGCATATTCAGCATTAGCAGGAATGTCACCATGATGGTAGACAGTAACATGTTCTGGTACACCTGTTCCTTTCATTTGCTCATGCAAATGCTCAGGGTGTTCTGTGTTTACATCCATTCTTTGTACATCAGGTCTTTTTCGTATGGTTGCTTGCCTTCGTGCTATTTCAGGGTTTGAATCCCAATGCTCTAAATGACCATATTCAGCCAATCGGCTGTCTAGATGTTGAAGTGCATTTGTAGGAAATCGTGCAGGTTGATGCCACGAAGAGTTAACCCACTGATTAATTGGCGAATCAAACACTGAACCACTTATATGACTACGACTATCGTCAGCACGAACATTTGCTTCACGAAGGTTATTTGCCCAGTTTTCAGACCAATGGACATTGGGGTCGCTATGACCTTTAAATTGCTTGCTTACATGTTCACTGGCGCTCATCAATAAACTCCCTCACAACAAGAGTCCCTAGAGCCACAAGATTCGCACCGATAATGAGCGTGTTCAGGGCGCATTTGACCGCCACACCACACGCATTGCTCAGACAG